TAACTCCTGTACCTGTATAAGTAACTGTATTATCAGAACCATCTATATCCATATAGTTGGTAGCACCATCAATGTTAATGTTAGATGTTACTGTGTTATTAGATCCCTGAATAATCCAATCTAAATCAAGAGATGCAGCTATTGCAGTTGTACCTTGGTTTAAAGTAAATGTATTACCACTACCAGTAACAGCTACGTTTTGATTAGAGCCATCTGAACTGTAGGTATCTGTTGGATCTACTTGAATAGTAAAAGAGTTTGTACCACCAGTAAAGTTATATAAACCTGTGAAGTTATCTGCAAATATATCACCAAGAAACTTATTAGTTGCACCAATCATGTTGATGTCTAAAGTCATAGTGTTTCCATCCAAATCAAAAGCATTAACGCTTCCAGCCGTTGAATTTAAACCACCAATAATATTAGATATACCTAATTGTTCTAGGTCTATATTTGCACCAGTACCTGACTGGTCTACATAAATTTCGTTATCAGCCGCGTAACTTGTCGATACACTCAGCATCACAAGTAGGCTTATTAATTTCTTCATTATTTAATTTTACTCCTTGGTTTTCTTTTTGTAAAACCCAATATTTTCTGTTATAACCTATTTGCACCAGTTCAAGGACAGCACCTTCTATAGCTTTCATCAAAGCTATGGTAGAAGATTCATTTCTAGCGTTACCTAATTCTATTTCTACTAGCTCAGTATTTGCCTCAATAAACCTAAATACATCTTCAGATTTACCATAGCTAAATATGGTCTTTTGACTTAATACTTCTAGCAATACTTCGCCTGTAGCTACAGACACCATTCTAAGTGAAACTGTTATATTGTCTTCTCTATACTGTACGCTATTGCCAATACCTAGATACCTGGCTCCTACGCCACCAGACTCTAAATTAGCTTCGTAAGATATAACAGCTCCTTCTATTAAGATACCTGCAAATAATAATGGTCTAAGAGCTTTCTTTTTATCTTCTTCTGTAGCTGTTTGTTCTCTTGCTGACCTTATAAGCTGGCGTTCTTTAGTAAGATTATCTAAGCCAACTCTTTCTACAACTCTAAAAAAGTTACCGTCTCCTGCGTGTTTTAAAGCTCGTATAAGTAGTGCGTTTGGTTGCTGAGTGATAGCTGTAGAAAATAAAGCAAACTCGCTGTTGCTTTTTCTTTGTCCTGTTTGATCTGTAAATGCTGTAGGGTATACCGCTACTACTGGACTAACTTCTGGTATTGGTACGTTCTTAAGTTCTTTAGACTGTAAGTCTTGTATAGATACTACATTATTAGAACTATATCTTTGTTCGTATGTATCTTCGTATTGATCAAATATAGAACAACTAGAAAGTAAAAGTACCAATAGGTATTGTGATTTCTGTAACTGTGCCATCTGCTTCCGTTATCTTTAAAGTTAATGTTACGCCATCGCTAGTATACTCTATAGTATTACCTTCTAATGTTATGGTTCCAGAACTTGATGGTGTTTCGCCAAATAAGTTATTTACTAACTGTCTTGATAACTCAGCATATACTCTTGATTCCAGGTTACGCATAAATCTTGCAAGAGTAGAGTTTTCTTTTTCTCTTTCTATCTCATCCTGTAAGGCCTTAATCTCTTCCTTAATGGTTAATTTTCTTGAGAACTCTTGGTTTTCAATCGTAAGATAGTGTGAGCTGGTACCCATGCCGTTAAAACTAGGAGACTTAAATTTATGAACTAATTGATCTGCCCAAAGATTTTGACAAAATATTCCGACAAATAACATAATTCCAATAACTACTAAAATTTTAGTTATTAAAATTTTTTCAGCTTCTTCTGTCTTAGTCTTTCCTTTGGTCATCTCTATCCGCCTTTGCTAACCTATCGGTGTGCATTAGTTGTGGTACACCAAGTATAGTCTTGAGAAGTGTATCTTGTCTAATTATCTCATTATCTACGGATCTTACTCTATCTATAAGAGCAACCAATATACCGTGTTGTGAGTCTAATTTTTGACCTAATCGTTGTTCTATTTCAGATATTTGAGCTGATACCTTTTCATCAAGTACATCTACTTTTGTTTCCATACCATCAATAATTTTATTGATGAGCTTCCAGATAAATAAACCTAAACCTATAGCTGCTGCTATTGGAAAACCTACTTCATTAATTAATTGAACTACTGAGTCCATTTGATTTAGTAGTCACCCCAAACCTTACTTTTGGTGCCTCCGTGGTACTCAACTGCATGACCTTCATCTATTAGCATTTGGCAAATATCTTTACCGTCTTCTGTGTAAGGTATGCCGAGAATACGGCCATATTTACCTTTACCAAGTGATTTAACTTTAAAACTACCGCAACATAACTCACCAAGTCTAGCCTTTGCAGCTAGACCTAGTTTTTTTTCTGCAAGATCCCTGGTTCTAGATTCTGGTGTGTCAATACCGCTTAAACGTACTCTTTGTTTGTGTAGTTTTACATCAAAACCTAGATCTAAAATACAATCAAAGGTGTCTCCATCTATGATCCTATCAAGCGTAGCGTTATAGACAAAAGCATCTGGTGATTTTGTCATTATGCGTCTGTGTTGTTTATGTTAATCTTAGTTTTTTTCTTAACTCTTTTAGTAGTGTAAGCTTCATTTACGTTAGGAGTAGACTTATCATCAGCAACATAGTGACCTTTTTTGTTTCTTGATCTTACTTTGACTTCTTCAGTACCAGTAAGGTTGTTCCAAAATCTTTTTAAAAAACTCATGTTACTTATCCTTTGCTTTTAAAACATTTAATGCACACCAATCAATTACTTTATATAGATAACTAAACCAATGATCATCTTTTGGTGTTGGCGTGATAGCGGCTACAACAGATGCTATAGAAATTATAGCTGTAACCCATGCAATTATATTTAAAGTTGTCATATACTTTCTCCTTTATTTTGATCTGCATTTGCAGACTTATTTTATTATAGTGTAAAAAGACAATTATATAAAATTAAACCAACCTGTAATAATATACTTTTCTTGATTTTGTGATATTTGTCCTCTATGTGTGTGTGTCCAACCAGCGGGAAAGATAATTGTTGAACCTTTTTTAGCTTTCGTAACACAATCTTGATATAAAAATTCTGTTCCTCCATCTTCAACATTATTAAGATATGTGCTAAAAACTAGGTGTCTATTTATAACACTAAGAAAACCATCGTTTTCCATGTGCCATTTATAAAAACCCCAACCCTTGTCGTAATATTGTATTTTAGTATAATGGTCGATACCGTAAAATTCTACCTCATTAGCAAATTTATATTTTGAAACATATTGTTCTAAACATTTTAACAATTCATCTCTATATAAAAAGTTTCTTAAATCTTCTGGGGTTATCATTACTTCTAATGATTTTTTATGTTTTATATCTACCCTATTATCACCTATTGTACCGTCTTCTGCGTTAGTTTTATTGTTGTTCCAGTACTCTATTAATTCATCAACAGCATCTTCACTTATTTGATATTCGCCTATAAAGTTCATTGTCTAAAATAAGCAGGCAATCCAATTATAGGTCTAGTGTCGTATTTATTTTGTTCAGCATCTTTACTACTTGCATCGTTGTAATGTAAAAATACCTGCCCACAATTTTCACCCTCAAACGGTTTTCTCCAATGTTCTAAATCACAACCACGATACATCAACATATCACCTGGGTTTAAATTTATTTCAATATTAGGTTCTATGTATATTGACCAATCATCACCGCCAAGATTCATAGTAGTAGATATTTCACAAGAATATCTATCCTTATGTTTTTTTAACTCATCACCTTTTTTATAGATTCTAGCGTATGAATATGTTTCAATAAGTTTAACTTTTGCTTGTTCTTCCATTACAGGCTTTACTTTTTGTAATAAAGTTTCCATAACTATATCAGCGTAGTGTGAGTAAGTTTCTGGTATTTGTGTGTCATTCCAAACTCCAAAATATTGAGTAAACTGTGAGATAAACTTTTCATCAAACAAATGTCTTGCTACTGCTCTTTTATTTAAAAAGTATTGATAACAAAAATCTGCTAGTTCTTTTGATATAGCACCTTTAATTACTTGGTATTTATCTTTTTTAAAACTCATTTTAATCCTTATTGAAAGTTTGCAACCATAACTGCTCTTTTGTCATCTATTGCAGGACTTTCTTGATAATGTGTTAATTTACCATCAAACATTATTATGTGGTCTTCTTTTGCTTCTGAGTACATTTTTTTATTATTTTTATCTAACACTATCGTTCTTCCTTCTTCAAAACTAGATAAGTAAATAATTATAACTTTATGCTTTAAAGGTAAATCTATGTGTGGCGTGCTTTCTTTAACACTGCTATGTAGCGTTAAATTAAGATTCATTCTATAAAGAACATCAAAATGTATATTATTAAAATCTAATATTTGTTCTAAAATTAAATAACATTTTTCAAAATATGCGGAAGCAACAAGAGGAACTTTAATTCCTTTATCTGTTGGGTCTGGTCTGTTTAATAATACATGACTAAAAAATTCCATATCTTTATTTTTTGTGTTCAGGTTTATAGTAGTTGTAGAACTATAATGCCAAGATATTTCATTAGAAAGTATAATTTTTTTCAACTGTTTATAATCTTCGGTTAGTGGGTTTTTTAATTTATTTATCATTTGAATGGGTACCCTATATTCCAACACACTAAGGAGTGTCGTATTCCTTTTGTTACTGGCTTAACCCTATGCCAAACAAAAGAAGGAAAAATAATTACGCTACCTTTTTGCCTTATTTCTTCACATATTCTTGGTTGTGAACCTTCGTCTGTATTTCTAAAATCAAACTCTAAATCTCCACCTTTATATTCTTCAGGGTTAGTAAGTGATACAGTCATACTAAGTTTTCTTAGCTTACCGTGTCTATGTGGGTTTTTAGGTTCGTTATAAGGTTCTGCGAATGAATCACAATGCCAATCATAAAATTGACCTTTTTTATATTCTGTAAACTGACAAGGTTCTGACCAATCCCATTCAAAATTCCAACCAGCATTTTCATTTGCTTGATATATGTAAGGTTGTATTTCGTTATATATCCATCTATCAGACATCCATACCACATCTGACTTTCTTTTCTTTTGAATGTTTTTAAGTTGTACTTCTGTAAGTTCGTTTTTATTAGTGCTTCCTGTAGTAGCCATTTGTTTATCTTGTTCTTTACCATAGCGTACTATATCGTCACATATTTTTTCTGGTATAGCAGATTTAAAATACCAATAATACCATTTAAGATTCATACTCTTTTCCTATATTCTTATACTTTTCTATAACAGAAGGAAGTAAAAAATCTTCTATTGAATATGGTTTCTTTTCTATTTTATCCGTTCTAATTGTGTGTAAATCTATATCACCAAAAATAGAATCATCATACTGTACGCCCTGTATTTCAAATTGTTTTAGGTTTGTATATGTATGTTCAAACTTAGGTATATTAAAAAAATCATAAACACTAGCAACTGTGCTTTGTGGGTTAGCAATTAACTGGTCGTATGTAATAAACAAATGTTCATAATTTTTCTGTACTAAAGGAATTTGTTTAATAACATTTCCTAAAACACCTGTTTCTGGGTTCATAAAATAATCTGCTTCCATGTCGCTATCTTTCTTTTTAACTTTATATGCTTTTATTAATGAAGCTAAACACTCTAAAGGATTTCTATACAAAATTAAAAATTTAATTTTTTTATCAAAATACTTTTCTAATAATTCAAGGTTTCCATCTGAACCCCAATTACACCTATTAATAACATATTTTGTTTTAAATGTTTCAGAATAAGTATAAAAAGTTTTCTTAATAACATTATCTAAAGACTTATTATGAGGAAAATTTTGCTGTTGAGGAATTTCGTTATTGGTTTTTATTAAGTCAAGTTGGTAAATAATTTCAGTGAGAGGACTGTTAGCAGTAAGGGTTACATCTGGGTTTTGATTTAAAACACTACCTAATAAAGTATTGCCTGCACGCTGTAAACTAATACAAAAATATAATTCCATTAATAGGCTAAGTTAAATCCAATCGCCGTCTTTTTTTAATTCAAATACTCTTCTTAAATTCCAAACACTTGATGCAGCAAAATTACCAAATGGATCATTAACAGCAACAAATCCCGAACCGCCAGCACCGACAACTGCAAAAGAAGGAGATGCAGGCCCATAACCACTGCCTCCACCACCTCCGCCTCTATTAGCAGCTGCATCTGTTGCGTGTAAAGCAGGATGGTCGCCACTTCCATATCCTGTTCCGCCACTTCCTCCTGGACCAGGAGCTCCTCCTTTGTCATTAGGGGTTGAAAGACCAGTATCACCTGCTGCTCCTCCACCGCCATCTGCGTAAACTACTGGAGAACCTGTAATACTAGATGCAACACCTGCTCCACCTCTGCCTCCGATAACATTATCTGGATTTCCTTTTTGACCAGCTTCACCTGCTCCACCGCCACCTACAGCACAACCATAGTTATGTGTTGGACTTCTAGCACCTCCACCTGGAAAACCTTGATTAGCTGTTCCTCGACCTGAAGCGTCTCCGTTAGGATAATTACCAACACTATACCAAATACCAGCTCCTCCACCAGAGCCTCCATCTTGTGCAAGCTGACTACCGCCAGCAGAACCAGCTGGAGTAGTATAAGCAAACCTATTACCACCGCTTCCGCCTTTAACAGAAGCAATTGGCCCAAAACTTGAGTCATTTCCTGGTCTCCAATCTCCATTACCACTAGTTGATCCTGGTCCGCCTCCTCCAACTACAACAGGCACTGTTGAGCCTGCGGTAACAGTTAATGCTGGTTCTGCGGAAGCTCCGCCACCAGATGATGCTCCTGGAACTGAGGTACGAAAACCTCCTGCTCCTCCGCCTCCGCCGATTCTTCCTCCTCCTCCGCCACCAGCAACCACTAAATAAGTTACTGAGGTTGTTTTAGAAGGTACTGAATAATTTGTACTGCTATTAAAAGATGTTACCTTTGCTGAAAAACTTGGATCCTGGGCTACTCCAATTAATGGACTTCTTTGATTTCTTGTAATAGGCATAATATTAAATCTCCTTCCATTGTAGATTACTGGTTTTCCAAACGTAATCAGTTTCTGTTACTGGGTCAGTAGTATGGTCAAATGTTCTACCTATCCATCTTCGATTAGCTTCATCCCATGTTGCGTTAGCTCTAAGACCACCTATATCAACTGTAGTTGGAAAATTTACTGGTGGTTGCCAGTCATCATTATTGTCTAAATACCAGGAGGGAAAGGGTTGTAATTCTATAAATTTATCTTTAAAACTATCATAAAAATGACTTTCATTCCCACAATATTGTTTTCTAAAATTATTGTTATAAGAAGTTTGTTTCCAAGCAACGCCACTTTCTAAATGTGGAACAACAGACGCTACAAAAGTTTCTGCTTCTGTACTTAACTCGCCACCGTTATCGTCTACATCCTCGTTGGATATTACTATTACTCGTATTACTTTGTTGTTGCTGTCAAGTTCTGCAAAATGAGCCATCTTCTAACTCCTTACGCATCATCTAAAATTTCACCAGATACTGTATATTCTAAATCACTATTAGCACTAGCTGTTATTCTTAATAAATCTGTTTCATCTAAATAAAATGAAGAGTTTTTATCAGTAACTATTAAAGTTGAATCTGCTGGTACTGCAACTGTTGAAGCTAAATTGTAATAATTAGAACCGTTAGTAGTTGATACCCCTATTGTAATATTAGCTGAGTTTGTTCCGTCTATATTTGCAATTATTATCGTGTTTACTTTATATAATTTATCAGCAGGTACGTCTATTATGTCCGTTGCTGAAGTTGTTACTGACCCATTAACTGTGAAGGGTAAAATGGATGTTACATTTACTATATTTACTGATGCCATATTTTTCTCCTAAATTATCCGAATACAATAGCCATGGCAATGGCTTTACCTGTTGAGGTTTTTGTATTGAGCTGGGTTTGTATGTTGGAAGTTACTCCATCACTAAAGTTTAATTCTGCTGCTGTTGAAGTAATAGTTGTACTTGCAATAGATAAAGCGTCTGTTTCTAACGTGCCGTCTATATCTACATCTCCTGATATATCTAAACTTGCTGCTGTTATTTCACCACCAACTGTAAGTGTGGTAGCCATATCGACAGCTCCGTCTATATCTACTACATCTAAGTTAGTAGTTCCGTCTACATCTATATCGCCTGAAATATCTAAGGCTGTACCGATTAAAGTTTGTGTTAACGTTATTTGGCCATTAGAAGCAATAGTCATAGCATCTACGTCTGAGGCAGAACCTATGGTTTTACCGTCACCAATAATAAGATCATCAGTTAGTGTAACTATACCTGTAACACCCAATGTACCACCAACCGTTGCTAGTCCACCTATAGCAACATCATCCGTTACGGTTAAATCATCTTCTATTTTTAGATCTACAACATTAAGGCTGGCAAAAGCGTCAACCATTGCTGCACCAGAACCAGCTCCGTCTGAGTAAATTAACTTAGTATCTCCAGCAGGTATTGTTATATTAGCTCCACTACCTTGAGAAATAATTATGTTTTGTGAACCAGTAGTACCGTTTTCTATAAACCAAAGTTTTGATACGGTATTAGGGGCTATGGTAATAGTACAAGCACTATCAAGAGTACCTGTATATTTAAGATATAAAGATCTACCAGGATCAGTTGATCCATCTGCTATTGTGGTTGTATGTGTATCGGCGTTGGTTGTTATGGCCTCGGTACCAAAACTAAAGGCTTCACCTATAAGCTCTAGGTTAGTATTTGTGCTTGTGCCCCATGACCCTGATTCATCACCAGTAGCAATTTCTTTTAACCTAAGATCATTTACGTATGTTGCCATGTTTATCTCCGTTCAAATTTATTATAAGTTGTTTTTTTATAAAAGTTAAGCTACTTCTTCCCAATTAGGAGTTTGTGCTTCATCTATCAAGCTCCAAACAAATGTAGATCCTACCAAACCTTCTGCTTGTCCTAATTCTGGAAATACATTTGCTTTACAAACTGTGGTAACTGTACCTAAAGAAGAAGTAGCAGCAAAACCATCTACAAAAACATTATTTACTGTACGAGTTGAAATTGTACCTAAAGCTGACGTAGCACTAAATCCAGAAACAGATAGATTATTATTACTAACTGGAATAACAGTACCTAATTGTCCAACCATAGGTGAGTCAAAATCAGTATCAGCAGGTATATTATTATTTGTTATTAAACTTGATGTGCCTAAAGCTGATGTGCCACTAAGTCCACTTACACTAATATTGTTTACTGAGGTTGTTGTAGCTGTACCTAAATTACCTGCTGCTAATTGAGTTGCAGGAGTTACATTAGCTTTAGCTTGAATGTTTACACTAACAGCACCTAAACTAGCAGTGACTCCACCTACTGATACTATAGCTTGAGCATTTACTGCTGCAACTGGTGTACCTGTTGATCCTGCTGCGGGTGCTGTTATTGAAAGAGGAGCACTTGCTTCACCATAAGCGAGTTGACCCCAAGTACCTCGACCCCAGCCGTTAAGGAACTCAGCCATTTTAAGCTATACGTATAATCGCTGTGCTTGCCGCTGCTGCTGGAAAAACTATAGTAAAGTCGCCTGCTGTTGAAGTTTTATCTCCACCAAAATCTATAGTTGCTACTGACTTATCGCTATTGGTGTCGTTATAAATAAGACAACCTCTAGCTGTAACAGTTGCTGTACCAAAAGTTAAATCTGCAAAATCAGTAAAACCAGTAGTTCCAGAACTTGTCGGTGCAACTTTAGTTAAAGTATTACCGCCTGCTGTGTAGTTAGTACCACTTGATTCTTGTGAAGTTGAATAAGCAGTTGTAGTTGCTCCCATAGTGGCAGAACTTGTGAATAAAGCAAGTTTGAAAGCATTACCATTAGTTGCAAAATTGTGTGTTGCAGTCAATAGTTCTTTTTTAAAACTTGTAGTTAATGTTGATGTAATGGCCATATTAAATACCTTTAATTATTTTTGCTATATCTTCGCTACCTTGACCTGATAAATCCTGTATCAAAGTTGCTTTGTAAGATTTTAACGCATTTTTTATATAAATCAAACATACCTTGTAAATCATATCTCTATAAGCTCTAGCTTGTTCTTTAATATATGGATCTTCACTGTCGCTTGTACTAACTATTTTTTCTGTAAGTCGTTCAGCCCAAAACTCTGGAGGATGACCACCATAGTTAGTAGTTTTTGCTTCTATAATGCCTAATCCAGGTATTCCTGCTGGTGTTATTTTATCTACCATTTGTTTGGCTCTGGTGGTTTTAAGTGTGAGTCATTTCTATCTATTAACACAGGTTCATGTACTTTTTTTGTTATTTTTAAATTATTTAATCTTTCAATCTTTAAACCTTCTTCATCAGATATTACTACCAAAGGATCTGCCAACCTATGATAACCATATAACTTTTGTTCTGGTGTTACGTCTGTATCTAATAACCCAGATGTGCTTGCTATTTCTACTCGCATACCTGCTGAAATACATTTGCTTAACCAAAACTCAGTACAACCTCTTCCTGCTTCTGCAAAATGTAAGTTTTCTTTATATGAAAAATCTACACCAAACATTTTTAAAACAGCAACCTCATTCCATAACGCAAAAGCTATTGCGTAGGCAACCGTATTATTTAAGTAATAGCAGTTAGTGTCTTTGATTACATTCTCTATTGGATAATTAACTAAACCTGGACAACGCTTATCTAATTCGCATGTATATATAGGCCCTTCATGTTCTTGTAACATCTTAGCCATCATTTCTGTTTGACCACCAGCATCATCTGTATCTAAAAACCTAGACGCAGGATCCATCATAAATACTCTATCATGATAGATAACACTAGCCACACCATTTATAGCCCATACCTCATCAAAGTGAACTCCGTGTGATTTTGCTAAATTATAATCAAACCAACTTTTGCCAAGACCGACAATAGCTATAGTTTTACCTTTTAGGTTTTCTACTCTCTCCATCTTCTCTCTCCTTAAGTGGTAGCGTTTCTAATAGAATCGTAACGATATTCGTCTTTTCTTCCTCTAGCCTCTGCTTTGTTTTTTAACCTTGCAGTTTCTTGTTGAAATCTATTTTCATATAAGGCTAAAAGATCAGTATCACCTTTCATAAAAGTATATGCTTCATATAAACATCCATATAACAATGCGTTTCTAGCATTTTTTGATAACCATGTTCCTGTTGTATCAGTTACTAAACTATTAGGTTTGTATAAGTAATGTAACTCTACTGAATAATCTGCATCTGGAATTGGTGCTACAATTAATGTAGATCCATTATTTGAAGCATTAGATAGTTCTTTATCAAAATCTCCATAATATTTTGGCAATCCTCTTAATGATGCGTCTGTAGGATCAGGAGTATATTCTCTCATGAAGCTTCCATGTTTTTTTTCTAAGTAATGATAATCACCACTAGCGTCTATAACAGCTAGTGAAAAACTTAAATTATAATCTGTGGGTGCTGTTAGATATGTATTTCCAGTTGTTAAAACACCTGTTACATTTTTTCTAAAAAAATCAAACTGTATTAATTCAAACAATCTTTCTTCTGTATTCTTGATCATATCGTCAAGAGTAGATACAAAAGTAGTCTCTTCGTTTTGTACGTAATTTTTAATTAATGTTTTTAACTCTGATAATGTCATACTGTTATTGTAACCTCGCCAAGGGAACCTGTCATTTCATATCCTAATATCTTAGATCCTATAGGATCAGCTGTCATTGAAGAATTAGAATTGCCATCATTTGTGTAAACAGCTCCTTCTCCTAATTCTACATCATTATTAGGTCTAGGTTTATATAAAGCTTCTGCATCTGATACGTGTGGTAATGGCTCAAGTTGTGGATGTTTAGGCTCAAAACAATCTCTACAGGTTTTTAAACCGTTCCATTCTTCTCTTAGTTGCGACAGCTTGTATTCAAATCCACATCTATCGCAAAGAGCCTTTGCAAATTTACCAGCTGCGTAAGCCATTTTAGTACCCGTGTCTTAAGTATGGTGCAATTCTAAATGAAGCACTGTCTTCATCTTGAGATAGAGCTCTTTCAAATTCATCTTCATACATTTGCTTTAACATAACAACTCTCTCTGGTGCTTTCTTAATAGCTATGTAATAAGCAAGACCAGCAGCGAAGCAAGGAAAAAACCTAAAAGGCATATCCATTGTATTTGTGGCGGTGTCGGCATCATCCATTCTCACTAGTTTATTAAAGACTAATACATCTGTACTATTCTCTGGCGTAGGCCATATATTTAAAACAGGACTTACTTGTTTATCAAGAAAGAACTGAGTAGGTCTAGCTTCAGTAGACTTGGTTGGAATATTTAGATATTCACTTCTGCTGATCTTAGACATTTGTAAATCAAGGTTAGTTCCATCAGTATCTCTTCTAATGGAGCAATCTAATATATCAATAACATTAGAGTTTAAAGTATATTGGTTAGTGCCTTTAGTAACTGTTTGAGTTGTCTGTTCTATAGTCCATTGATTAAGACCACGGTTAGCCCATTCAGCTAACATAAGATTAATAGATCTTTTTGCTGTTTTTAAATCATAACCAGTACGAAGTTCTAATCCACATCTTTCAAATGCTTCTTCTATAAACTCAGTTACATCTGGTTCAAAGTTAGTGCTGTTCGATGTTGCCATTTAATCTTCCTCTGGAGCGTATAGATTATTAAATGTTACATTAGGATCCATATAGCTCTCATGTTGTTCTGCTGAATGCGTCCATTGAGAAGGCATAAAGTCTGGTGCTCCTTCTCCAACACGCCATAAAGCAGGGTTCGTAGCTCTCACTCTGTTATTAGGTAAAGCTACAAAGTTACCAGTATACTCACCAGCGTCTGTTAAATATAACACATGTGATTGCTTATGTTGAGCAGAATCATCAGCTATTGAATTTTCTGTGTAGTCTACTGTAAATAAATATTTTCCTGTATAGAACTCTCCACCTATTTTACATATCCAAGGAGATGAACTAACCCTATCTAAAACTACAACAGAATGATCATGGCTAAGACAATCCCATGGTTGAGCTAAATGATCTTCCATAGGAGAAGGCCATTCTTGTAATGGTATATCTGCTACTAAAGCTTGAATAGGCATTCTTGCCCACATAGCACCGCCATGAACATTAGGTGCATCTTCTTCGTTATCTATTTCGCAACCTGTAAAGACTACTTGAAACGATAAGGATCTATCTGGAATGGTATTAACAGCTATAACAAGAGCATGTAAATACTCTCCGTGATAATTACTATGGTTGGCTGTAAACTCTTTTCTCACCCAGCATTTAAACTGCGGGATGTTTGAAATTAAATATGACAAAACACTCTCTCCTTTGTTTTTGTAAAAAATTTATTATACTTTTCCGCCTTTAGACATGTACTTAGTACCCTTCATAGCTCCACCTTTTGCCATATATTTAGTGCCTTTCATTGCTCCGCCCTTAGACATGTACTTAGTACCTTTAGAAGCTGATCCGCCTTTGGACATATACTTAGTTCCCTTAGATGCAGAGCCACCTTTGGACATATACTTAGTGCCTTTAACCATACCACCATTAGCATAGCCTTTGGTTTTTTTAAACATAATTTACTCCTATGAATATTTAGTTTTCTTTCTTCTATCGTTCATTACTTTACCACAACCTCTTGCAATCTTTCTAACCTCTCCGCCATTTTTAAAAGACACTTTTGCTTTCTTTGTGTTAGCAACAACAGTTTTTCCTCTAGCTCCAGCTGCTTTCTTTTTTCTAGCAGTTTTTGCTCTTTCTGATTTACTTAAACTTTGTGCTTTTGCTCTTGGTAAACAACGATCTGGATTTTTTTTATTATTGCTTGTACCACATTTACCTTTAATAGATCCATCTGTGCCTATACGAACCCAGTCTTGATTAACCCATTCTTTTAATTTGCCCATTAAAATCTTTGCCTGTCTTGTCTAGCCTGTCTGCCTCCACCTACAAGTCCGCCATCTTTCATTTTCTTTGGTTTCTTTTTTGATCCTTTGGCATAGTTTGGATCTTTACAATACTTAGACGCAGCCATGTTTGCATAAGCTGAGGGATATGTATCAAATGTTCTTTTAGCCCATGCTTTTCCTTTCGGACATATTTTAGCCATTAGCACTTCCACCTTCGTCTTGCTTGACGTATTCTTGAATTTGGATCATTTCTTGTTTTAGCAGAGCTACGCTTTAATTGTCCTGCTGATCTTGCACAATAAGACTTGCGTCTTTTTGCGGCTTTGCTACCTTTTTTAACTTTGCCTGTTACGGCTGTTTTTAATTTACTACCAGGATTTTTAGCTCTATAAGCTTTGACTCCTTTTTTAGTCATACCAGCCCCACTTTTGGTGGGGCGGTAATTAGCTGATTTACCTTTGGTAGTTCTTCGTATTGGTTTAGATTTTGCTCTTGTAGCCATTCATTAATAGTTTTTTACCATCTCTAAAATGATATGGTAGGAATCGCCACTACTATGACCAACAGTAGTAAAATCAATATCTCCAGTTACTCCTGATCCTGCATTATTTGGTATGCCTGTAAATGAATCATAATACTCATCTCCAGTAGCATCTGATGGTATGTGTGTAAGTAAAACATTTGTTGAAGCATCAAACTCCAACTTAACACTCATGCCAACAGTCATCCACCAAATTTTTGCAATACTTACAGAAGTACAAGCTTGACCAGAGGAGTTAGCACTTAAAGCTGAAACATCAACTTTTTTAACAGCAGATTCACCACTGCCATCGCTGACATTAGTAAACCGCATAATTGCTTTCCTATCGGTATCTTGTATGGTTTGAGAAGTTACTGCATCTGCCATAATCTACTCCTTATGCGTCAGCAAATGGTGTTACTAAAGTTCCTGATCCTAAAATAATACCTTCTACAGCATACTTAGCAGAAGCCATAGCAGTTACTTTTACAATACTACCAACTAATCCACCTTTAGTTGATCCATTCATAGTAATAACATCATTAGATGCAGCTGAAATAAAAGTTTTACCAGTATTGTCATCTACACCTGTATACACACCACCAACGAACTTATCTGTTCCATCAGTTAGAATATCCATATCTGTAGCTGCGGTTTCTACAACAAAGAAGAAAGAAGCTCCTAAATTATTTAACTGATTTGGATCTGTGTTATCTCCAGGATCTGTTGAAACAATACTAGGTAAAGTAAATTTACCATCTGCATCGTTACAAGTAAGAATTTTACCTGCATGAGAGTCTACTGTTAATGTAGTGTCAGCCGTTAAGCTAACTACGTTTGCATTACCTGCCGAAATAAATCCTGCTAAAGATTGTATTGGGCCTGAAAAAGTGCTTTTTGCCATAATTTTTCTCCCGAAAAATAAGTTCTACTGTCTTGGCTTGTCTGCTAGGTCAGTCTGTAGAACAAGTTAATAAATCCTAGTCCTTCGATTGTATATTAGTTTGATCTAAAAAAAAAGGGAGCCGAAGCTCCCTTTAAACAATCAGTTAAGATTATGCACCTTGAGATGCAAACACTGCTCTTGGATTTGAGAATCCAAATGAGTATCTT